TCGGAAGGGCGACCGACCTGTGTAAGAACATAAAGGTGCCACCACAGGAGGACAAGCCGAGTACGATCGACGAATTCCTGTCATGATGATACGGCACAGGGCGGCAATAGTAGCGGGGGGGGGACTCGATCAAGTCCCCCCCCCACAGGGGGAAAAAGTCGCCAGAACGCGTAGGTTCTTCCCCAGACCCCGTTCGGGGGTCGTAACACGCGCGGAATCGAGCCAGTCAGCACAATAGAATCGAGGTTGAACGTAAACGATGATAGCACGCACAGGAACGCGCAAGGCGAGGCGATCGACCCCGAAGACAGGGGGAGGGTCGGCTCCCATGACGAAAGCGGCTTACGCGCGACGTATCGAGGTCACGCCGCAATATATTTCGAAGGTGATCAAGCAGGGGAAGGTCCCCGTCGAACCCGATGGAAGGATCGACCCGGAAAAGGCCGACGCGGCGCTTCAGGCTCTACGACATCGGGAACGGGACGCGTTCAGGAAGTCGGTGATCCCCGACGGATCGGCAAACGGGGAAACGACATCGGATTACCGGAGCTACCAGAAGGCACGTACGATTCAGGCGGCGTACAAAGCGCGTCTGACGCAGTTGGAATACGAAATCCTCGCAGGGAGCGTGGTCAAAAAGGATGACGTGAAGACTTCTCTGTTCATCGCGGCACGGACGGTTCGCGATGCACTCCTGTCGGTCCCGAAAAGGATCGCGGCGTTGTTGGCCGCAGAGACGGATCGGGCGAAGGTGGAAGCCCTGTTACGAAAGGAAATCCTTCAGGCATTGACTGCACTCGCGGATGAGGAATTGACCAAACTGTTCGGCGTCAACCGAACAGACAATAGGGCGGCACCCGCCGCAGAAACAGGAGAAGTGTCATGACGTTGTCCAAGCCCAACGGCTATATCCTCTTATCCCTCGGAATCCTGCTCATCGCAGTGGTGTTCGTCGGTGTGACATTCTTCGGGGGATCGTCGTCACCACGGCAGATCAAACCGATCAACTACACGTGGCAGGATTCGAACAACCGCGACAAGGAACGGTGCGTCTGCGAATGGACGGACGTGAACTTTCGTTCACACTGCGGACACACGGTGCGGTTTCTGTGGCGTAACATGGATTCAACAGGGACACCAACGTCGGACGTGTTCCATTGTCTGACGGATTCGGTACGCGTGGCGTTTCCGATACCGCGATACGTCTATGCAGAGGCACCGATTCAATCGACGAAGTGAACGAAGCGCAAGACTTACTCGTCGAATACCTGTCGTCGGGTCTGCGACCTGATCCTGATCTGACGATCAGCGAATGGGCAGATCGATACCGATACCTTCCCGCGCGCGGTGCAGCGGAACCGGGTCGGTGGCGTACGTCGCGTACCCCATACCTTCGCGAAATCATGGACTGCCTGTCGCCGATCATGGGCTACGGGCGCGTCGTGTTCATGAAGGGGTCGCAACTTGGTGGTACGGAATGCGGGAACAACCTGATCGGGTTTCATATTCATCAGGCACCAGCACCGATTCTCATGGTTCAACCATCCCTGATGGATGCAAAGAAAGTGTCGCAGCAGCGGATCGCCCCGATGATCGAATCGACGCCCGTCCTTGCAGAACGCGTGTCGGACCCGAAGTCGCGCGATTCGGGCAACACGATCCTCATGAAACTGTTCCGTGGGGGATTGCTCCTCATGACGGGAGCGAATTCGGACAAGGGACTGCGTTCGACCCCCGCGCAGATTCTGTTTGCGGACGAAGTCGATTCATATCCCGAAGACGTTGCAGGTCAGGGCGACCCCGTCGCGTTGGCCGAGAAACGTTGTTCCACGTTCCCAAACCGGAAGTGCTTCATCGTGTCATCACCAACGATTGCAGGATTGTCACGGATAGAACGCGAGTACACCTTGAGTGACCAACGCAAGTTCTACGTACCCTGTCCGCATTGTGGGTGCAAGCAGACCCTGAAGTGGTCTGGTGTAACATGGGATCAGGACGCGGCAGGGAAGCATCTACCCGAAACCGTACGTTACACCTGCGAAGTGTGCGGTCGTGGTATCGACGAATGGGGTAACAAGACCGATATGCTCGATCGCGGTGAATGGCGACCGTCGAATCCCGACAGTCACACCGCAGGGTTTCATCTGAACGCACTTTATTCCCCGATCGGATGGAAATCGTGGCGCGAACTGGTGACGGAATTTCTTGAAGCAAAACAGGACAAGTCGAAACTGAAGACCTTCGTCAATACGGTGCTCGGGGAAACGTGGGAAGATGAAGTCAGCAAGTTCGACGAAAACGAATTGATGGCGCGTCGCGAAGATTACGAAGGTGTCGTCCCGATGCTCGCTGGCGTACTGACCTGTGGCGTTGACGTACAGGACGATCGCCTTGAGGCCGAACTGGTCGCGTGGGGCCGAGGTCAGGAATCGTGGTCGATCCTGTGGGAAACCTTCTACGGCAACCCGGCCGAGGCGGCAGTATGGCAATCGCTCGACGACTTTTTACAGGGTCAGTTCGTACACGCCAGCGGCGCGCCGCTTCCGATCGCTGCAACGTGCATCGATTCAGGTGGACATCACACGCAGGAAGTCTATCGCTTTTGCCGTCACAAGTCCAAACGTCGTATCATCGCAGTCAAAGGTCAGGCAACGCCAGGGCGGCCGCTTACGAGTCGCCCGACGCGCACCAACACGGGTAGGGTCCCGTTGTGTATGATAGGGACAGACACGGCAAAGGATGCCATCTACGCGCGTCTGAAGATCGACGAACCGGGACCGGGGTACTGCCACTTCTCGTTACTCCACACGGAAGAATACTTCAAACAATTGACGGCAGAAGTTGTCGAAACGACATATCACAAGGGTCACGCGCGCAGACGATACATCAAGGCGAAACATCAGCGGAACGAAGTCCTCGACTGCCGCGTGTATGCGCTCGCGGCGCTTGAACTCCTGAAGGCCGACCTCGACAAATGCGTCGATCGACTTCTGGCCTACAAGGCCCCGGTGGCAAGCGCCATCGTCAGGACGTCCGAACCAAAGTCTCCGTTTGAACCCATTCAGGTGACTGCAACAAAAAAAAATCAATCAACCTCGCAGCGGTTGCCACGACATCTCCGCGGTGGGTGGATGAAGGGTTTTTGATGTTCAACCTCGTACTCGCCTTTTGAGTCAGTTCAGATAATTCCTTGACAGACGGCAGGTTGGCCCTTTCCTGAAACGTGGAAGGGGGAAACCCGTGCCAGACATTCCGACGATCGAGCCGATGTCGTTCACTCGTGGTGACACGGTTCAATGGACAAAGACCTTCAGCGACTATCCTCCCACACTTTGGACGCTCACGTATGAATTCCGTGGTGCGGCCTCCAAGACGATCACGGCGACCACAAGCGGCACAGACTACGCGGTGACGATTGCCGCATCAGCGACGGCAACGTGGAACGTCGGTACGTACTGGTGGGAAGCCTATGTCACAAAAACGACCGAACGCTTCCGCGTTGGTTCCGGTACGTTACAGGTCGGTATCAATTTCGCCGACAAGGATGTCGTTGCCGATCACAGATCACACGCGAAGAAAGTCCTCGACGCGATCGAGGCCGTCATCGAGAATCGCGCCACGCGCGATCAGATGGCCTACACGATCGCAGGGCGTAGCCTACAACTGACGCCGCTGGCCGATCTGATGACTTTGCGCGATCGGTATCGCACGGAAGTTCAAAAGGAACAACGCGAGGAACAGATCGCGCGTGGCGAAACGCAGTCACATCGAATCCTTGTGAGGCTATGACGTGGGTATACTCAACTGGTTAGCACGACGTAACGGATACGTGAAGTCGGTACCGCGACGTCGGACCTACGCGGGGGCGGCAACGGGTCGCCTACTGAGTTCCTTTTTCACCACAAACACGACGGCCAACGATGAAGCGCGAGCATCGCTGCGCGCGCTACGGGCGCGATCACGACAACTTGCACGCGACGACGACTACGCGAAGCGTTTCCTGTCCCTGATTCAGATCAATGTCATCGGTGCCCAAGGCGTTCTGATGCAGAACAAGGCGACGCTACCGAACGATCCGCAACGGTTCGATGACCGTACAAACGACCTGATCGAAAGCGCGTGGGCGCGATGGGCCGAACGCCTCGATGCGTGTATTACGGGTCGCGCATCGTGGGTCGATATGCAGGAACTGTATGTACGCACACTCGCGCGTGACGGCGAAACGTTCGTCAAGAAAGTGTACAACGCAGACAACCCGTCGCGCTTTGCGCTACAGTTCATCGAAGCGGACCTGTTCGACGATATGTACAACAAGGTGCTCGAGAACGGGAACGTCATCGACATGGCCGTTGAGCGCGATCCATATGGCAGACCTGTACGCTACCATATGTCCACAGCAGATGCGTTGTTACCATACCCGACACTCGCGGCAAGTCGCATCGCGATACCCGCAAGCGAAATGTTACACGGGTACATCGAAGATCGTCCGGGACAGGCGCGCGGTATTCCGTGGCTCCATTCCGCGATGGTACGCCTACACCACCTACACAAGTACGAGGAGTCCGAACTGGTTGCCGCCCGTGTTGCGGCAGCCAAGATGGGGTTCTTCACGACGCCATCTGGCGAGGAATACATCGGCGACGACAGGGATGACGAAGGTAATAAGATCGTCGAAGCCGAACCGGGGACATTCGAAGAACTCCCAGCTGGGCAGGAGTTCACCCCGTGGGACCCGACGCACCCCGGTGACACATACGAACCGTTTACGAAACAGCAACTACGCGGTGCCGCAGCGGGGATGGGCGTGTCGTATGCCAGCCTGTCGGGTGATCTGACGGACGTGAACTATTCGTCCATCCGTGCCGGGTCGTTGGAAACGCGTGACGTGTATCGGTCGTTCCAGAAATTCATGATTCGGCACTTCTGTCAACCCGTGTTCGATGCGTGGCTGATGGGCGAAATCATGGCGAACCGCCTGCCGTTCGGTATCGCGGACATCCCCCGTATATCGCGTGCCGATTGGATGGTACGCGGTTGGGAATGGGTTGATCCCCTGAAGGACACGACGGCCAGTATTCAGGCGCTGCAACACGGCCTTACGACGCGGACGCGCGAACTGGCAAAACAGGGGCAAGACTTCGAAGATACATTGAAGGAATTGCAACGCGAACGGTTGTTGGCTGAACAGTACGGCGTGAAGTTCCCTGCCGTGGGGTCATCCAACGACGACGCAGCAACAAAGTCCAAATCCAAAGCGGATGATGCAGAAGATGAGGACGTAGATGAGGGGGACGAAGAATGAAACGCACGGTACAGAAGTGCGGCGTGCTGACGCGCGAGGCTGAAGTCGAGGAGTTCCGAACGGTTCCCGTACGTGACGATCAGCAGACGCAGGAAGTTACGCTGTCGCTTTCATCCGAATACCCCGTGCAGAGATGGTTCGGAATGGAAGTGCTGAGTCACAAGCGTGGCGCGATTCGATTGGGTCGGCTCAATAACGGTGGGCCGCTTCTGTTGAATCACGATCATGATCAGCAGGTCGGTGCGTTCGTGCGTGATTCAGTCAAGGTCGGCGACGACAAGAAGGTGCGTGGCGTTGCGCGGTTCTCTCGCAGCGCACGCGCGAAGGAAATCGCCGACGATGTGGACATGGGCATTCGCGGCGCTACGTCCATCGGGTATCGCGTTCATAAAATGAAACGCGCGCGCGACATGGAAGAAACGAATCCTGAAACCGGCGAACCGATCGTGGAGTGGTGGCTTGCCACCGATTGGGAGCCGATGGAAGGTTCGATCGTCCCTGTCCCTGCAGACCCCGGTACGGGCGTCGGTCGGATGCTCGACATGGAAAACGAAGTTGAATTCATTGACGAAGATGAGGAAAAGAAAATGTCTGAACCGATCATCACAGCGACGGTTGCTCCGGTCACACCGGCGCTGCCTGTCGTGGACAAGGATGCCATCGCGCGCGACGCCGCAGTCAACGAACGTCGGCGCATTGGCGAGTTTCGCGCCGTTCAAGGTAAGTTCGGTCTGTCTGACGAATACGTTCAGACGCACATCGATGCTGGCACCAGCGTCGAAGCGTTCAGAGCCGACGTTATGGCAAACTGGAAACCGGACATGGTCCGTACGGCGCCGTCCATCCTCGGCCTGACGGGGAAGGAAATCAACAAGTTCAGTCTGTGTCGTGCCATCTCCGCACAGATCACGGGGGACTGGAAGCACGCTGGATTCGAACGCGAGTGTTCGCGTGCCGCGCGCGAAGCGGATGAGAAACAAGGGCTGGAAACTCCGTCGAATGCCATCTTCATCCCGAACGACGTGCGATGGGCGCAGATGCAGCGCGCGAATCTCCTCGGCGGTAGCGCCGAAGGCGTCGAACTGGTCGGCAGCGTTCACATGGGGAACACCATTTTCATCGACGCGCTGCGCAACACCACGCGCGTACTGGAAGCGGGCGCCACCGTGCTGAGTGGGCTGGTCGGGAATCCGGTCATCCCGCGTCAGACCGCGGCGATCGCGGCTGGCGTGAGCGCGACGGAAGTGACGGCGTACACGGAAGGCGCGCCGACGTACGATCAGGTGACGCTCAATCCGAAGATCGTCAATTCGTGGCAGCCTGTGTCGCGGCAGCTTTTGCTGCAGGGCACGCCCGACGTTGAAACGATGTTGATGCGTGACATCACGCTCGCGATCGGTATCAAGGCCGATCAGCAGTTCCTGTACGGGACGCCGCCGAACGGTCAGATGCAGGGACTTTCGACCCTGTCTGGTATCGGCGGGGTGGACTTCGGCGAAATCGCGCCGACGTGGGCGAAGGTCGTCGAGTGCGAGACAGACCTCGGCGCGGCCAACGTGGACACGACGGGTGCGAAGTACATCCTCAATGCCAAGACGCGTGGCAAGTTCAAGACGATTCTGGTCACGGTCACGTACGGCGACCGCCTGATTTGGGAAGTGGGGGCGAACACGGTCAACGGCTACCCCGTTCTCATTTCGAATCAGGTCACGTCCAACACGGGAACGGGTTCGGCCTTCTCGACCGGATTCTTCGGCGTGTGGTCTGAACTGGTCGTCGGGATGTGGGGATCGCTGACCATCGTCGTCGATCCCTACACGCTCGCGACAACGCATCTCGTGCGCCTCGTTGCGCATCAGCACATGGATGCGGCGTGTAAGCATCCGGTGGCGTTCACGTACCTCGTCGGTATCCCGAACTAAGGGATGCTAACAACATCAACGGGTGCCGCGCTGGTTGCAGGCGGCACCCGTTCTGGAAGGGGAAGCGGCACGATGAAGATCAAGTTGGTCAGCGACTGCGTCACGCCGAATGGCTTCGGACATACGGGCGATGTCATGGAACTGACAGACGCCGAGGCGCGCCTGTTGATCAGGATGGGACGAGCCATCGTCGCACCTGAAGAAATACCCGAAGTCGCGAAACCTGAAGCGCCTGCACGCGGTCCGCGAAGGAACGTGCGCTGATGGCGTGGTGGGATGACGACGTCGAGGACATGGACGCATTTACACAGGATGCGACATGGAATGACGGGTCACGGTTACATCGCGTTCACCTATCGGCCTTTGACAATCAATGGGCCGCAGCGGACCTGATGCAGACCGACGTTGATACCGCGACGCCTGTGGCCCACGCGCCAACGAGGTATGTCCCCACGGTTGCCATCGGTCATACGTTGACCGTGGAGGGCACAACGTATCACATCATCGGCGTTGAACCTGATGGTAACGGTTTGACGCGGATGCGTTTGTCGAAAGACAGTTAGGAGAGGTATGATAAAGTTCACCGAATTGCTCAAGAGCCGCAAGTTCTGGGCGGCTGTGTTCGCTGCGGCCCTCGCGATTTGGGGGTGGGCGCAGGGCGAAGTCTCGGCTGAAGTCGCAATCGGAGCCGTGATTGCCGTCGTTGCGTTCTGGCAGCAGGCGCAGTCGCGCGTGGATGCGGCCAACGTCGTCAAGACCAACACAGGCGGCTGATGTCAGGGAAGCGGATCGGGGTTATCGCATTCGCGCTCGGCATCGTGGCAGGGCTTGTTCTGCGCGATCAGTTGGACAGACCCTCCGAATTGAGAGTGCAACAGGCCCTTGCCGCCCTTGAGCGCGCGCGCGATTCGGTCCTGTCTCTACCTGCAACAATTGTTCAGGTCACGGACACGGGCGCGTCGCACACGATTTTGCGCGTTATACGTGAACGTGTCACGGACACGGTCACTCAGATTCGAACGACCGAAGTTCCAGTCCGTGTGCTTGACACGGTTTGGGTTGGTGGGGGAGACGGGTTTGCATGGGATTTCGTTGAACAGACTGCCGCTTACGGCCTCAGCGGAACGTGTCACGCGAACCTTGTGGACCCGTCTTTGAGTTTCACGACGTACACGCTGGACGTTCATCAGAAGGAAATCGAATCCAAGCGGTGGCGCGTTTATGCCATGCTCGGCATTTATGGGCAGCGCCCGTTCATTGGCGCGAATGTCAGATTGACCGATCGTGTCATGGTCGGTCCTATGTTCGGCTCGGCAACGGGTGCAGAATGGTGGGACTTGACTTGGGGAATGCAAACATCGATCGGTCTGTTCTGATCGAAAGGCTAAGATCGATGACGACAAACGGTACGAAGGCCATGTCCGATGCACTCTATCGAGTAGCAACGATCATTTTGGGCGCATTGGTCATGTTCCTCGCCGGTTGGGTGTGGAATCAGGAACGTCGCACGACGACCCTTGAAGTACAACGGCAGGCGATGTTTGAAACCGTACAGGAAATCAAATCCGACGTGAAGGAAATCAGACGCCTTGTCACCGATCGTTAGTACGTTGCTC